GGTTAGGGAATCCCACACATCACTCATCGGCCGCAAAACATTAAACAATGGCACTGGTGTGCCGATGGTGATGCCGTCCAACGGGATGCGGTACAAGGGCATGTCGTAGGTGGTGCCCCCGTCCAACGGGCTGGTCGTGTTCAACGCCGGGTCCGTGGGCGTGCCCGTGGTGGGCGTGCCCCTGACCACGACCAGTTTCGCGCTCTCGATGTTCTGCGAGCCCTTCGCATAGCGGCATACGATCAGGTCGTTGCGTTTCTGACCCTGCGACCCGTTGGTGACGATCAGATCCTCGGGCGTGCCTTGGCTGACGTGACGGCCCTGCATGACCAGCTCGCCCGTGCCGATGGTCACCTTGTTCGCGGAGACGACCGTGATTTTGAACTTGTCGTGCACGTTGAGCACGTAGTCGTCCAGGCCGACGATTCCGGCGTTCAAACCAGCGGCCTGTTCCGCCGTGACGTGCGCCTTGTTCGCATGTCCGGTTACGAGTTCAACCATTTTGCTTGCCTCCGTTCTTGTACCAGCTATCGAAGCCGTTGTCGATGTCCTTCAACCGGTTGGCGTATTCCTGCCAGCAGTTCGTGCAGAACAGGTAGCCGTGCTCCTTGCCGTCCGCGTCCAGTCGGATCGTGTTGTACCACGTCTTGATATCCGGGTCGTCCAGATCCTTGTACCATTTGTTTTTGCCGCACCGGTCGCATTGCATGACCGTCGCTTTGTCGATACGCGCCATAATCGGCTCCTTACTGTTTACTCGGCCTCATAATCGACGGACATCACGCCGCCCGAGACCTTGACGATTTTCTTGACGATCGAGGCGTTGACGGTGATGCCCGTGAGATTGTCACGTGCGGTCACGGTGTCGCCAACGTCGAACACCACGTTCGCGTCGTCGCGGACGGTGACCCTCACGTCACCCTCGGATTGCAGGTCCTGCAATTTTTCTTTGGTCTTGGTGTTGAGTTCGGCGGTCTCGGCACTCGAATAGTCGTAGACCTGCGTTATCTCATCCACACCGCGCAGTGATTGCGTCTGGCTCACGGTGCCTTTCGCGTCCGCATACCAGTGGACGACCACACGGGCCGCCAAATCGCCCTTGCCCAGGCCGATGAGATGGTTCGGCTTCCTCCACGTGCGCGTCGCGTCGAAATCGATCAAATCGGAATCAATCGAGTCGCCGTAATGCGCGACCGGTTCGGCCCAGATGTTGACCTGGCCGGACGTATAGGCGAGCCTGAGTTTCAGTCCGTTGGCCGCGCACATCTTCCGCAAACCCGTATAGCAGTCCGTGTAGCGGTCGAACCGGTAGCTTTTGATGGTCTGCGCTCCGGCAGTGGGCGAGTCAACCGCGTCGAACACGCCGTCAAGGCCGACGCGACTGATGAGCGAGCCGATGACCGTGCTGGCCGTGCCGCTCACGGTGAGATAATCCTTGCCCCTATCCGGTTCAAGGATTTTGTTCGCGAGCACGCCGTGCCATGTGCGCCCCGAATAGGTGAGGGTGCTGACGCCGGACGTGAGCTGGTCTTCCATCGCATCCACCACGCCCCCGCATTCGCTGCCGTCGACGTAGATATAGGCACCCGCGTCGATGGTGGACGCGCCGCTCATGACAAGCTCGAAATCGTTTTCCTCCTTGCCCCACGCGCAATCCAGAGTGAAGTCGGCGGCGGAGCGAGCATCGACGTGATTGGAGTCGGTGATAATCAGGTCCACCATGACGGCGTGCTCCTCTCCTGGATCACTGTCAGGTCAAAGCCGAACCCGTTCCACTGCACCTGGTGTTCCCCGGCCGGCAACGGCTGGAAAATATAAGTGCCGCCGTTGAGGCCGCTGCCTCGTTCGCCCTTGTCGAACACGTTCGTGGTGTCGCCGTTTTCGGCGGTCATGACGATGCTGCGTTGCCCCTCCACGCTGTTGACGGTCACATACGAGCCCGAGGGGATGTCCATATGCAATTCATACCGGTTGACGCCGATGATGATGGCTGGCTGTGAGACCGGCCCGTAGACCACCAGTTCGAACGGCATCGGCGAGACGGCATCGTTAGCGACCGTCGCGTTTCGTGTCGTCGGCAGGTAGTCGTGAGGGTAATCGTGGGGGTAATCAAGGTCGAGGCCCGGTTGCAGGGCATCCGGCCAGAAATGCTGCACGTCGTCGCGCTTGTGCCACAGGCCGTCAAGCAATGCGACCGTGAGCGCGTACTTCGCGGGGCCGGGCGGATCATAGGATGGTTCGATGCCGGTGATGAGCGCGGTCTGCGACCAGCCGTCCACGGTGAGCAGTCCGGCGTCGTCCTTGTTGCGGGATGATGCCACGGCCTTGACGTCCGCGTCGAATATTTCGCTCGCCACGTCCAGCACGTTGAGGTCGGCGCACGTGGCCTCCAATTGGACGCTTGACGCGTTGAGGGAGGCGGAGTCAATGCCGTGCGCGGCCAACTCCACCTCCCATGCGTGCGTGCGCAGGCTCTCGATGCGTTTGACCATGAGACCGGCCGGGTCGATGAGATCAACGACGCTGGCCGGAACGGCGCGGCTTGATCCTCCGCCGCGCCGGTAGGTCATCGATTGCATGACTGTCCTCCTGTTTTAGACGAGACCAAGCCTGCGCTTCTCCTCGCGGATGGTCATGGATGGCGTGTACTTGGCGATGGTCGGCCCCAAATCACCGTGCAATGCCTGCAGGTCGGAGCGCAGGCCGCGAAGCTCCACAAGCATCGACGCGAGGTCTGCGAGCCCATTCCCGGTTTCAGGCAATGGGGCGGAGCCCTCCACACCAATGGCGGAGCGCAACGTCATCGGCTGGAATGCCGACTGTGCGGCGGCCGTGACACCCTGCATCCGCTTCGCGATGTCACGCTGCAATGCGGGGGTGGCCTTGTCAATGCCCTCGCTGATGCCGGGCGGGATGTAGCGGCCGACTTCGTCGCGGAACACGCGGGACGGCGAATGGATGCCGAGCGCTTCCTTCGCCTTATCGACCAGTCCGGAAAGCGCGCCCTTGATCTTGTCGTACAATCCGCCGATGGCACCGCTGATGCCGTTCCACAGACCACTGATGAGCTGCGAGCCGGCGTTTTCGAGCAGCGAGCCAGCTCCGGCGAACACGCCCTTGATGGCGCTCACGATGCCCGACACCAAGCCGCCGACCGCTCCGGCCGCGTTGGAAAGAATCGATTTGAAACTGTTCCAAGCTCCCGACCAGTTGCCGTTGATGAGGTTGGTGACCATGCTGATGACACCGGAAATAACGCCGACCACGCCCTGGATTACGTCTTGTATGCCGTTGATGACACCCGACACATATGGGAGCATCGCCTGCACCGCAGGCAACAACGTACCGGTGATGAATCCGATGATTGCGCTCACTACCGAGCCGACCACGCTGATGATGCTCTGGATGACCGGCATCAGCTGTTGGATGATGCCTGTGATGCCCGAGACCGCATCGGTTATGACTGGCACGAGCTGTTGGATGAGCGGCGTGATGGCGGTGACCAGCTGGCTAACGAAATCCATGACCTGCTGGATTACCGGGACGAGCGCGGAGGCGAGCTGGCTGATGACTTGGCCTATCATCGACACGATCTGCGAGGCGACCGGCAGCAGCGCGGCGATGATGTCCGCCAACGGTGGCAGCAGGCTGGACACGAGCTGGCCGATGAGCGGCATGAGCGAGCTGAGCGCGTTCATGAGCGGTTCGATGATCGTCGGGATGAGCGGTGCCAGCGACTGGAGTATGTCGCCGAACACTGGGATGAGCTCCGCGACAGAAGCGGTGATCACCGGCATGACCTGTTTGAACATGTCCTGCAGGCTTTTGCCGAACGCATCGAACGTCGGCTTCATTCCCGCGATCGTGTTCTTGAACAGGTTGAACGCGCCGGTGACCTGCGTGCCGAAGGCGTTGCGCAGTTCCGGCACCGTGGCGATGAGCGTGCCCAACGCTGCGACGACGATGCCGATGGGTCCGCCCAACGCGCTCAACGGGCCGGACAATCCGCCGAGCACCCCGCCGAGCAACGGAATCTTGGACAGCAATGGTGCGATGCCGCCTGCTCCGAGGGCCATGAATGCAGCTATCAGAGGGGCGATGGCGCTCTGCACGGGTTTGAATATCTCGCCGAGCCAGTTGAATACGCTGCCGATGGCGTTGATCGCGTTCTGGAACGGTTCAGGCAGGAGCGTCACCAGATCCGAGAACAGGCTCGGGATGGCTTTGACAACGCTCTGGGCGATGACCTTCACGCGGGGCAGGATGTTCTTCAACGCAGTGCCGATGGAGTCGGCGAGCTGCTGGCTGAGAGCGCCCATGTCGGCGTTCTCGTTGCCCAGTCCGGCGAGCCAGTTCTGCCATGCGGCCTTCATCGAGTTCACGGACCCCTCGATGGTGGTCGCCGCCTCCTTGGCGGTCGTGCCGCTGATGCCGAGGCTCTTCTGCACTCGGCTGATGGCCTCGGTCACGTCGGCGAACGAATCGATGGAAAGGTCGTTGCCTTCCTTCATCACGCCCGGCAGCTTGTTCGCGTCGGCGATGAGCCGCTGCATTCCCGTCTTGGTGCCGCCGTAGCCGAGCTTGAGGTTGTCCAGCATCGCGTAATTGCCGCGAGCAAGCGACTGATACGTCTGTTGGATGGTCTGGATGTCGGTGCCCATCTTGTTGGCGTTGTCCGACATGTCGATGATGGCCTGATTGCCCATCTCTGCGGCCTTGGCGGTGTCCCCGCCAAGCGAACTGACCAACGAGGCCGCGAAGCTCGTGACCTGGTTCATATAGTCGTTCGCGCCGACGCCGGCCGTCTTGTACGCTTCGGCCGCGTACTTCTGCACAGTGCCGGAAGCGCCCTTGAACAGGGTGTCGACGCCGCCGACCGCCTGCTCCCACGTGGCATACGCGCCCAACGCCTGCTTGCCGGTGGCCACCAGCGTGCCGCCGATGGCTGCCACACCTGCTCCGATGGCGGCGACCGCTCCCGTGGCGAGGCCCTTGATATGGGCGACCGCGTTTTGGGCGAGGTTTTTGAACGAGTTGCCTGCGCTGGAGGCGAGGTTGCCGAGCGTGCTGCCGATTGCCCCGGCGGCGGTCTGTGCTCCGGCTGGGAGTTTGGACCATACGGCTCCGGCGGCGGTGGCGATGTTGCCGAAGTAGTTCTTGGCTACGTTGGCTACCGGTGCGAGTTTCTGCCCTACTTTTCCTGCGGCATCTCCGATGGCGGAGCCGATTTTGCCGCCGAATGAGCGGATGGGTGCGGTCCAAGTAGCGACTGCCGTTTTGATGGTGTTGCCGGTTCTGCTTCCCCAGTCGCGAATCGGTTGCGTCCATGCGGTGATTGCCGCGCCGATTGGTTTGGCGATGCCTGACACGGTGGCTGCGATGCTGCCGCCCCAGCCTTTGAGGGTTTGCTGGGCGGCGCTGATGGCTCCCTTGAGTCCGGTTTGGATTTTCGCGCCGACCTGCACGGCGAAACCGCTCAATGAGGATACGGCCTTGTTCGCGAATCCGGCTATCTTGGAGCCGAGCGGTTTCCAAATGGCGTCTACGCCGAGCAGGCTACGCACGAGGCTGCCGAGCGCTCCAGAGAGTCCGGTGAAGGTGGATTGGCCCCGGCTGATGCTCGAGAATCCAGCCGAGAACGAGCTTGCCATCGTCTTCATGGAACCGGATACGGTGTTGGTGCCCTTGGCGAGTTCGTCCTCGGCGGCCTTGAGCGCCTTCTTCGCGTCCGCGAGCCGTTCGGCGGCGTCGTTGGACTTGTCGAGAGCGGTGGCCTGACGCAACTGGGCTTTTTCGAGATTGATGGAGGCGGTCTGCGCCTGAGTCGAATCCGACCCGTATCTGGCGATGGCCGAGTTGAGCCTCTCCTGCGCCTGCTGCACGTTGACCGTGGCCTGACGGTAGTTCAGGAGCGCGGCGCTGGCCTTGGAGGACGCCTGCGCCGCGTCACGCTTCAACGGTTTCAGCACATCGTCGGCGACGCCCCGGGCACTCGAACCGAATGCCTTTTTGAAGCTGCCGCCGAACGATTTGCCGATTTTCGAACCGTTGCCGAACGCCTGGGAGAAACGGTTGGAACCGGACTTGCCGGCCCCCCGCATCTCCTTGTCGACCGCGCTGCGGAAGCCCTTCATCGAGGGGAATATCGACACGTGGCCGGTTCCCACTTCCGATCCGAAAGCCATAAGGCGACTCCCCTCTTAGTTGATGGTTGTTTATCCGAAGAGCTTGCTCATATGCGTTTCGGCCTCGTGGATCTCCTCGGCGGTGGGCTCGTCCGTTTCGGGTTCGCCGTCCACGTCGCCGAGCAGCGTGGAAGCGCCGAGGAACTGCAATACGGTGATGTCGGTGGCGCTCATGGGGAACATGAGGCCGATGAGCGAGGCTCCCGTGTAGGAGGACGGGTCGCCGCACAGCGCCGTGTACAGGTCGATGGCGTCACGGTAGGGGAGACGCCGGCCGAGATCGTGTTCGATGCTCCACCCGAATCGGGCGAAGTCCGCTCGGACCTTTACTCCGTCATCGGAGTTGAGGATTCGGCAGAAGTCGGCGATTTTCCCAGTTCGACGCCCTGTGATTTGGCGAGCGTCTCCCCGTAGTCCTGGATGAGGTTGAACGCGACCTGCATGGGCTCCCTTTCGAGCTGCTTGGCCTGCTCGTCTCCGGCGAACACGGTGAGGATGCGTTTGACCTGGTCGAGGCTGTCGGTGTCGGTGGAAGCGCCGGACAGGGCCTCGAAGTCGGCGATGGAAAGATAGAGGGGCAGTTTGTAGACGGTGCCGCCGGGTGTCAGTGCCCAGTATTCGTTGTTCTTGATGATGTGTCGCACCTTGACCTGGTTGGCGACCTCGGCGAGGGCCTCGGTCTCCTTGGTCTCGTCCCAATCATCGAATTCGGCGATCGAGGGTGCCATATTCTGCTGCGTTGCCATGATGGTTTCTCCTGTCATACGTGTTTCTCCCGTCGTTGGTGTTGGGGCTCCCCGCATGCCGACAGGAGAGAGGTCATGCGGGGAAGAGTGCTGATGTCAGACCGCCGCGTAGGACTGCAGGTAGCGGCTGTTGCCGCCGTCCACGGCGGGATCGAGCTGCCATGTGGCGGTCAGCGAGAGGCCGGACACCTCGCCGCGCGTATCCTGCGCCGGCTCGTTGCCGGTGATCTGGATGACGCCGAGACGACGGCGTTTGCGGCCGAACTTGTAGATGGTCTCCTGATAGGCGAACCATTTGGTGTCCTGGATGATGTCCTTGACGTGGTAGACGCCGGTTTCATCGGGCCTGCCGATGGTCATGAGGCGGGTGAGGTCGTTGTCCTCGGCGGCGGTGAACGCGAGCGTCAGCGTCGGGTCGGCGTTGAGCGTGTAGCCCGGCTGGTGGAATTCGGTGGCGTCGTCGCCGTCGCGGGAGTCCTGCGGTGCTCCGTCGCTGGTGATGAGGCCAACTGCGGCGGAGGAGGAGCCGAACACGTCGCCGAGTTCGGTGATCGGGTCCGCCACGCTGGGCGCGATCTGCGAGGCGGTCAGCGTCTTGCCTGCCACATAGGGGGCGACGATGATCTTCGACGTGAGTACGTTCTTGACGGCATTAAGGTCGTTGCCCTGGTTGTCTGCTGTCATTCCATGTCCTTTCAAACGAAAAGGCCCTACACATTGTGTAGGGTCTAGGCAAACGGTTAAGGGATTGGTTAGTGTTCGCCGACCGTCGAATATTCGACGATCAGGTAGTAGTGCGCGGTGTCGGAATCGTCGGACACCGGGTATGGGCCGTTGCACGAGGAATCATCCACGGAAACGATTGGCGAGCCCTTGGCGAGGGCGATGGCCGGATGTTCGGTGAGCGTCGCGTAGACGCGACGGGCGAGAGTCTTGCACGGCTTCTCGTCCTGACGGCTCCATCCGTACACGTTCACGCCAATCGAACGGTCGAAATGGCCGAGCCCGTCCGCGTTGCCGCCATCGTCCCGGACGGTGACGAGCGGATACGCGCCCTGATAGTCGGGAGGCTTCTTGCTGCCCACCTGCAAACCATCCACATCGGTGATATGAGTGCGCAGGTAATCACAGAGGAAAGCCTCCATGTCGGGAGGCAGTATCAATGTCATGTCTTCGCCGCCTTCAACGCCTTGCGGAGATTGCCGGTCTTGGATTCGACCAGCATGGTCTTCGGATCATGGCCGACCACCATGAAGGTGGTGCGGTGCGCGCGTTGGACGGCCTCGACCTGCAAGCCGTCGCGGTAGGCTCCTGTATCGACGGGCGCGTTGGCCTTGGCCACGCCGAGCGCCTTTTCGGCGGCTCCACGGGTCAGGGCCCTGACGCCGGCCGAGTTGAGGATCTGGTCGAAAAAACGCGTCGTTGAACTTGATGCTGGTCTGTCCGCTTCCGGCCATCGGCTACCCCTTCCACTCGGTGAGCTGGACTTCCAATGTGGGCTGCCAGCCGGTAAAGGCGTTGGCATCGCGGCTGGGGAAGCCGCTGACCTCCCACATGCGGCCATCGGCCGGTTCGGGTCGGATACGGTCACCAAGCCGGATGTCCGCGTCCGGGTCGGCCACGGTGAGCACCGCAGTCGACGTGGTCTGCACGTCCAAAACGTCGGGCGTGCGAGTCGAACTGCTCGAAGCCAAAGCTCCTCGCACTTCCAATTCGACGGGTTTCGTCCAGTCCTCGGTGGTCTGCGCGGGATTGTACGGGTCGGGTTTGCGTGAGGCGCGCAGACGCACGAACCGTGTGGCCGCCGGCAGGCCGGAGGCGTTGATGTCATCGATGATGCTCACGGCAATGCTCCCAGCTTGTACCGGTCGAGTTTCGCCAGCTCGTCGGCCATCAATGTCACGTTGTAGGTGACGCTGCTGCCGTTGACCGACTGGGATTGGATGATGCCGGCGGCTGCGCTGCTGGCCCGTTTCGCCGCGTTGATGAGCACCCCCTGCACATCCGGCACCTCGTCCGGCGCATAACCGGCGTGGATGCGGTAGCGTATCGCGGCCACGCCGGCCGGGAAAACGCCGGCGGTGCATTCCACCAAACCCGTGGCGGGGTCGTAGGCGTAGTGCAGCCGGTTGCCGGCGATATCGGTCAGCTCATCCACCGACGTGACACGGCGTGCGGGGAGACGAATCACCTTGCCTCCCCGCGAATTGGCTACGCCCGACAGTTCGATGTTCGGCGTGATATGCCAGCCGCACGTGCGACGGATGGCCGCCTGCGCCGCCTTCAGCCAGAACTCGCCGTCAGCGTCGAAGCCTGACGGGTCGGTGATGATGTCGGGAATGGTTTCATCGGCCATCGTTCGCCTCCAGTCGATTCACGTTAGGCCACGGTGAAGGCGTGCGACTTGTCGTCGGTGCCGACCCAAGTGCCGCCGGTGATGGCATTGTCGGAGTTCTTGGTCAGGGAAATCGACTTCACGCCCACGCCGGCGGCACCGGGAGCACCATTCTTGCCGGCTGGCCCCGGATCGCCATTGCCGCCTTTCGCGCCGGCCGGAATGCCAAGCGTGAGCACGCCATCCGCGAGCGTCGCGGTGGGAGCCGCGCCGGCGGCGAGGGCCACGGCCGTCACCGAGGTGATGGCCGCACCGTTCGCCTTGGTCAGGTCGATGGGATTGCCGGCGGCGTCGACCACGACCACCGGCTGCGGATACGTGCTGCCATCACCGGTATCGACCCCGGTCTGCAGCACCTTGGTTGCGTCACTCATCGGCGGTCACCTCACTTGGCCTTCTTGCCGAGGGCGACGGACACGAACGCCTTCGGGTACTTGACCTGCAGGCCGAGGCGTTCGCGCACGCGGAACGTGATGAGATCGTTCGTGAAATCATCGGAATGCGAGTTGGTGGACTCGGCGCGCAGACCGCCCTTACGGATGACCGCGCCGCCGAGCTTGAACGCGCCGACCAGAGCGGTGCCCTGGGCGATGGCCTCGGTGACCACGGTCTTGAGGCCCCACAGCGGCGGATCCTGCATGATGGTGCCGTTGCCGTACTGGCCGTTGAAGTAGCCGCCGCCGTAGTACTGGCCGTTCGCGTCCTTGGAGAGGCGAATGGCCTCGTAGTCGGCGGGGTTGATGACCAGCGCGTCCGCGCGGAAACCGGTGGCCAGCGCGATCTTGGTGCGGGCCTTGAAGATGCGGTCCGGGTCGGAGTCGGTGTCCTGCACCATCTTCTGGATGTCGCGGGAGAGCAGACCCTTGATGTTCGCATCGGAGCCGTTGCCGGACAGCAGCTGGGTCTCTTCCAGCAGCTGCAGGTTGTAGCGGGCGTGGTTGTTGATCTCGGAGACGATGTAGGAGAGGTCTTCGGCCATGTTGTCGGTGACCTTCCACCAGGCGGCGACCTCCTTGAGGCTGTCGGACTCCCAGCGGGGGGCCGGCAGATGGGTCTGCGGCTTGGCACCGCCCTCGCCCACGGTTCCAGCGCCGCCCTCGAGCGCGCCATAGACGGGGTATTCCACGGTGTTGGCGTTGCCGCTCAGGGTGACGGAGCCGAACAGGTCGGCGACCACGAGCGGACGCTCATACGGCCACACGCCGTCCATGTCGACCTGCGTGACCACCGGCGCGTAACCGGTGCCCGCCGTGCCGGTGCCCGCCACGTGCATGTCGGACGCGGCCTTGAACTCGCTGGAAGCGAACGGGTGCGCCTTGGTGCCGATGACGGTCATGCCGGCCTTCTTCAACTCCTGCGCGTACAGGTCGCCAAGCGTCTTGGCGGCGGGAGCCGCCTTTGCCTGAGGCTTGGCCTCGTCCACGTTCAAATCGTTGACGCCCTTGAACAGGTCGACGCGCTCCTGAAGACGCTTGGCCTCCTCGAAGCGGTTCTTCAGTTCGGTCGCCTCATCATCGGTGAGGTTCTCCATGCCCTTGTCGTACAGGGCCTTGACCGCCTTCTTCTCGGCGGCCAGCTTCTCCATGTAACCCATGGATCATCCTTTCTATTGGTTGTTTGCCAGCGAGAGGAAGTCGCTGATTTCCTTGGCCCACTGCGGGTCAAAACTCTTTTTCGCCTTGCCGTCGTCCGGCTCGGGCTTGTCCGAATCGTCCGGCGTATCGTCGTCCGGCTCGTCATCGGGTTTGGAATCGTCCGGCTCGTCGTCGGGGGTTTCGGTGATGGAATCAAGCAGTTCGCCCAATGCCTCGTAGGCCGTGCGAATCTTGTCCTCGTTCGCCTTGCTTATGGCCCGGCCGGCCTTGACCTCGAGCACCTCGGCCCCCTGATTGGCGGCGACCTGCACGAGACTGATCTCAAATAGTTTGAGCTGGCGAATCTCCCGGTAGCCGTCCCAAGGGCTCTTCGCCTCCTCGCTTTCGACCCACGCGGTCTTCTCGGCGATGAAACCGATGCTCATCTGGTGGATGAGGCCACGCTTGAGCAGGTCGTAGGCTCGCTTGCCCTCCGCGATGTCGGTGTCGAGCTTCGCGGTGATGAGCAGGCCATGCTCGTCCTCCACGGCGCTCAACGTCTCCCCGATCACATCATTGGGTGAGTCGTCCTTGTGCTGCCAGTGAATCGGAATGCCCGCACCGCCGTTATTGAAGTCGGCGGATAAGGTCTGCTCGAAGGCACCCTTGACAATCACATCGTCGTACAGGTCTTTCTCCCACGTGCTCGCGTAGCCGGAGAACACGCCGCCGCTGCTGTCGTCGGTGGCCTTGAGCTCCTTGAGCTCGTAGCCGAGATAATCAAGACTCATCTGAGGTTTCTCCCTTCGTAATCGAGTCCCATGACGCGCGGAAACCGGCGTCATACGTGTAGAGGCGTTTGAATTCGGCGAGCATCTGCTTGCCGTTCGGGCTCGCGCCTTGTTGCGCGTTCTGGGTCTGGCCGCCGTCCTGCGGGCTGGGCTGGCCGCCCTCGCTCACGTTGAGCGGGGTGATCAGTTGGTCGCCGCCCGGCAGTTTCGGACGGTCGAGCAGTTCGCGCGCCTCGTCGGTGGTCATAAACGGCCGGCCGGTGGCGGTGGAGAGAGCCTGATATTGGGTCTCCATCGTTCCGCGCAGCTTCGCGTCCAGATTCGCCTTGATGTAGCAGTCCGGTTCGCCCACAGCCTCGGGAAGCGTGAGGTTCAAAGCCTCCTCGAACGCCACCAAGTACGGCAACAACTCAACGTTCCAGAGCTTTTCCTTGTAGGCGCTGATGTTCGAGTTGGTGCCGGAGCGGAAGCCGATATTCTCCGGGCTGATCTGGAATGCGAGGCACACCTGTTCGTTGATTTTCTCGCGTGCGTCCAGGTCGGCCATGTCCACCGGCTTAAACAGTTCGCCGATGGCGCGAACCTCCATGCCGTCGCGCAGAGGAAGCCATGCACCCTCGCGGCCGCCGCCCTGCTGGTAGTTGCGGAGCGCTTGCACGAAATCGTCGTAATCCTCCTGCGACTCCCACTGCATTTCCTTCGGCCGGTAGATGTACGCGGGTGTCTGCGGACTGTTCTCAGCGACTTTGCGACGGTATTTCGCCATCGCACGCGCCTCGGAGAGCAGGGAACGGAGAACGTTGGTCACGGGGTCTCCGAGGTTCAGGCCGTCGATATAGCCGATGTCAAGCACGATTCGCGGGTCCGGCAGCTTGTAGGTACCGCCCTTGTTGCCGTCGACGCTGCTGATGGTCACGCCGGTGAGTTCGCCGAAACCGTTCGCCGTGAGGCTGTACCCGTCGGCGGGGATGCGGCGAAGCGTGTTCCCGCCGCCAGACCGGTTGCTGCCGAGCGTGCACAGCCACCGGTCTTCCAGCAGCATGTCACGGATGAGTGATGCATAGAAACGGTATCGGCTCATGCCGGGCAGTTCGGAAGGCCGTTTGACCAGTCGGGCCAATGCGCCGTCTCGTATCTCCTCCGCGTCGCCGTCAGCGTTCTTCCGATACACCTTCAACGGCAGAGAGGCCAATTGGCGGGTAATGAAATCGACCACGACGCGCACCGCGTATTCGCGGCAGTACATGCCGTTCACGTAGCCGGCGAAGTCCTCTTCGGTGGGCCAGCTGATGGCCTCGGGCATCGCGTCGCCCACCGTGGGCAACGCGCCGGTCTCCGGCTCCGCGCCCTTCATGGCGATGGCGGCGGGGCCGCGCAGCAGATTATTCAGAAATCCCATACGCAGCCTCCTTGGGTCACGTCATATCAACAGTGAATCTTGATGCCCGTGGAGGGCCTGTACTTCGGTTTCTCCGGCTCGCCGTCCATAGTCTCCAACGCATACAGTGCCTGCGATTCGGCGATGAGGCCGGAAATATGCATAGCGCTCTGGTTCCGGTCCCATACCTCGACCTCACCCAATCGTCGGGTCACGGCCACGCTCACTTGTTGTTCGATGGCGGGCTGGGGGAGATGGCGGAGCTTGTTTTCCTTCACCCGGTCGCGGAAACGGCCGGTGGCGGCCCCCAAGCGGAAGCCCTCGATGAGATGCACAGTCCAACCGGCCTCCGCGAGCGGATCCGCGAAGTCCACCGCCGGGCAGCCCTTGGACTGCACGGCGATTTCATGGATGTTCGGCCATGCCTCGCGAAGCAGCTTCAAGTACTTCGGCACCCAGAGCATGCCGTCACGGCGCACGATCAGTTCGACGTGCGGCAGGCCATCCTCGCGGTAGCCTGCGGCGGCGATATACGTGGTCTCTCTATCGGCGGAAGTATCCACGGAAAGCACCACGCGCCCGTCATCGGGGATACAGGACTTCGGGTCGATGCCGCGCTTCCACAGCTTCGGATTGATGTACGGCGTGATGTCCGCCGTCACCCACTGGCACAAGACCTCGGTGCGATACGCGGCCTCGGTCATGCCGTTGATGTCAGCCGAGATGCTACGAAAAGTCATCGGCCCATAACCCATGGAGGGGTTCGCCTGACGGATACCGTCAAGGTCATCCAGCTCGCATTTATCCGGAGCCGACCACTCGAAATACCCATAGGATGGGTCGTGCTCCTCGGCCCATTCGTCCGGCGACTGCTTGCCGGTTTCAACCGAAGCGTTCCACGAATCCGCCAGGGCACGTCCCTCGTCGACGACTCGGCGCAGCACGACGCTGCGATAGTCGCCCGCGTTCGAGATACCCCACAACTGACTGGACCAGATGGCCTTCGTGGTCTGACTGACCGCGTTCCAGCCATCGTCGGTGTGCTGCTCTCGCAACTCGTCGAACACGACGCGGCTGGCGCTCTTGGAACGGATGTTCTTGTCGGCGCGCACGATGTACTGCGCCTTGTTCCGGCAGATGATCGCTTCCTCGCCGTGCGAATTGTTGACGCGCTGCACACGTTTTTGCAAAACCGGAACCGCAAGAGCGGCCTCGCCCTCGGAAGCCGGATTCGGATTACACCAGTTCAATACGGCCTGATATGGGGCGCGCGCGTTATCCAACGTCTGCGCGGCACCGACCACGAGAAACTTCCACGCCGGCGACAACTCCGGGTGGCGAGCGGAGTCGACGAACAGCCACCACGCGCACAGTACGCTCATGAGCGTGGTCTTGCCGTTCTGGCGCGCGACCTCGGTGACAACTCGGCGGAACCGGTAGGAGCCGTCCGGCAGAAGCTCAAGCCCGTGGATCAGCAGCCATTTCTGCCACGGGAAAAGATGCACGTGGAGAAACTTTTCGGCGAACTCGATGACCGCGTAGCCGTTTGATGTTTCCGGCGTCAGTTCGCGCAGCGGGGGAGTGAATATGCGTGGCGTGGTGATGCCGTGGGCATCGTCGTTGATTTCGCCGATGCCCATGACGCCTCCTAGCTGATTTTCGCCAGATACTCCTCAAGCTCATCCGCCACCGGAGTCGCCTCGGGCTTGGCGGCCTTGCCCCTCGCCGGTTTCGCCGGCTTCTCCTCCTCGGGAACCAGTCCGAGAGCCGCGCAATATTTCAGGAACGTCGGCAGCGAGGTATTGTCGTTCTGCGGCACAGCCGGACGGGTACCCTTTCCCTTCGCTTCGGCGTCCGATATGGCCTGTTCCGCCAATTCGTCCCAATGGTCGATTTTCCATGCAAGGGCCCGGGCGGCGGCGACCGTGGCTGCGTCCTTCGCGCGCAGATGCTTGGCGTTGCGCAGCGAACGCTCCAATGCGTCGGCCACCGTTTCCTGCGGAAACTGTTTCGGCATGGAACCTCCTTCGCGCGCGACCCCGGCCGAATATCGAATATTTTTCGGAGGGAGAGGAAGAGCGGCCATGCGGGTAGTGTCCCGGTGGCGGCCGGTTTTGGGATTTTACCGCCCCTCCCGGTGGTCAGGCTTTGATGGCGTTGGTGAATGCGTTGATTCCTGCGGTGAGGATTCGTGTGAAGCCCACGCTATCAACTTTCGGCATTATCGTGCCGTTGTTGTTGACGACTTCAACTGTGATTGGTAGGTCTGCGTCGACGCTGGCGAGGTCATAGCTTACGTTGTCCGCGCTGAGGCTGGCGCTGATGTGGAGTGTGATGGTGCCGGTTGCTTCGCGCAGTGTTTGCCCGCATGCGGTCTTGACCGGTTCGTCGATGTCCATGATTGTGTTGCTCCTATGCTGTTTTAATCCATTGTCTGCTGAGTGTGCCGATTGGTGTGGCTGGGTCTTTGTTGCCGCGCAGGTTGTTGCATTGTGTGTGTGATGGGCGGAAGCCTGCGGGGTCGTGTTGCAGGTCTGGTCGTTTGGTGACGGGATAGAAGTGGTCGAGGTTGAAGCTGTCGTCTGTGGTGTTCTGTGGTGCGTCGTAGTCGATGGGCATTCCGCAGAGCCAGCATGGACGGTGTTCGCTCTTGCATTCGAGGAAGAATTTCTTGCGGTCTTTTTCGAATTGGCGTCCGCCTTTGCGGACTTGGCGGCTGTAGCTAACCATGATGCCGTCACCCCGCAATCATTGGAGAATAGGTGTCCCTCGCCTCGGATTCGAACCGAGACTGTATCGGACTTGAATCGGATGCCTCTGCTGGTTGGGCTAGCGAGGGGTTGAAATATCAGGAGTTTTCGGCGTGTTTTGTTGTGCTCTCCTTGCATATCTATAGTAGTTGTGTTACTGTAGATATATCAGCAGAAAGGAGGTATCCGATGAGCCCAAAGGATTGGTTTGATGTCATCAACGGCATCATCGCCAACGTCATCGCCGCAGCCGCGCTAGCCATCGCAGTCAAGCGAAGACCGAAGCACAAGAAGTAAAAAAGGTTCCGGCTAGACCTATTAGCCGGAACCTCCCGCCAATCCTATCCCATCGGAGAACGCATCATGAGAACATCACTGATCTTCGGAATCGTCGCCGTGGTATTCGGTGCCGTGGCCTTGGTCGGCGCACTGTCCAGCAGCCCGATAGTATCGGGCGGCTTCGGTCTCGCGGCCGGAATCATGGGTCTCGCGGCCGGAATCATCAACGGCAAGGACGGCGACAATGGCGACTGAATATCTCGGCGTCAAACAGGTCGCAGAACGCCTTGGCATCACCAGTGGCGGCTTGCTCAACCTCAAGCTCCCTGAGCCCGACGCCACGATAGGGCGCACGCGCGGCTGGTTGCCTGAGACCATCGATGAATGGAACGCTCAACGTCCGGGACGTGGTGTCGGAGGGGGGAGACCACGCAAAAACAAAGCATAGATACGCGAAAACCCAGCCACATGAGCTGGGGTTTTCGACACTTCTGCCACTGCAATTGTGTGTGACAAACAATCATTTGTCAAGCTGGCCGGCGATGACCTGCCGATACACATCACTGTAGGGGATCCCCTGCGGGGTGCGTGAGACTTGGCCTCGCTCCACCCACTTGCGTACCCGCGACGCCTTGAGGGTTATTCCGGCGTCGGTGAATGCCTTGGCGATGTCCGCCGCCGAACCTCGCTTGGAGTCATCCCAGCATAATGTCTTGAGTCTGCGCAGTTTGACGGTCTGCGCTCGCTGCTCGCGACCACACAACGGGCATATCACCCACTGGTCGTTTTGGCCAGCGGTGAGCATCGTATTGCACAACTCGCAGGTACCTATCTCGCGGCGTTGCTCCGGCGGGTCCAGCGCAGTATCAACCTTGCGGGCGATGTCGTTGATGATGTGCATGTAGAAGCCGGCATCCGCGAACGTGGCAAGGCGTGCATGACCGGCGCATGCGATGAGCGTGGCCGTCAAGTCCTCGTTGCGTTTGTCTTTGCGCCAGTCCAAGGCGTCGATGCCGTCGAGGCAACGCCATAGTTCACGGGCCGTGGCGTCGAGCATGTCGATCAGGTCGAGCACGTCGAGCCTGATTGGAGTCGGGGGAGTGGCGGTCTGGATTCGCGTGGGCGAATGCCCGCCCGGATGCAGGGTCGCGTCCAACGAGTCATGCAACGGCGTGACGTCGCGCGCCAGTCGCAGGAGCGTGCCGGCGAAACGCAGTTCGCACGTCGCGCACACTGAATACCCCTCTTCGGTCATCGTCTTGCAGTTCTGACAGTTCACATTGAGCCCCTTCCGGCTGGTCGGCTAGAATAATGATTGGATCTCATCGCCCTGGCCGACCACGGTTGGGGCTTTCTCATATTTGAGCCGCGAATACGGCATATTCCAGATGCGTTTGAATTCGGCTATCTCCTGTTTCGACAGTCTCGGCCCGCCCCACGGTTTGCCCGGCGGACGGTCTCTTTTCGGCGGCGTGAACGGTTTGACGCTCACCCGAGCCAAATGGCACGTGTGACCGGCGAGGTATTGGCCATCCGGCCTGATGCCCGCACTACCGCTCACGCTGCGCAACAACGGATAGCCGACTGATGGCAGCCATGTGACGCGCGTCAACGGGCGGCCGAGGATTATCGCCACGGTCAGGTCGTCACCCGCCACACACCCGTAATCCCACGACTCCCACACGGTTTCCCGATCCTCGATGACGTACAGGCCGCACCCCTCGCAGACGGTGACAACGAGGGGACTCGTTTTCGGGATGAACGCGCGAAGCCATGCTGGTTTGCGTTCACGGGCGCGTGGCCTGCTCACTCCTCCATTGCCTTTCTTCTTGCCGCGTCGAACGCGATTCTGATGATGTTCTCCATCCACGCGCCGGGGAGCGTGATGAACTTTCGGGTTTCGGCCATGGCGGCGGCAATCTCCTCTTCGGTGATTCCGCGTGACGCTCCGGCCTTGTATCCTCGTCCCCACGCCCACTGCAGGTCACTGTAGATGTACGACGGGTCACGCTGCTTCTGCGCCTCGATTTCACCGCTGATGATGCTCATTCGTTTCCTCCGTTTCGTCGTTGAGTGCCGTTTCGATTCGTATGCACAGGTCGACGGCTTGCTGCCATCCGTTCCGATAGCCGATGACGAACGCTTCGGCCGGACTGTCATTGCCCAAGCCCGCTACCGCCAATGCGTTGAGCGCCTGCTGGGTGAGGTCAATCGGTTCGACCATGAGTCAGTCCTCCGTCGTGTGGCAGTTTGTGTCGAGCCAGTCTGCGATGGCGCGGAAGTCCTTGGCCCATTGGATGCGGGTCTCCCGTTCTCGCTCGTCCTTGGGTGTCGGTTTCGGCTCGTCGAAGGTGAGCAGTCCGTATTCGGGTTTTTTCAGGTAGTGGCAGCGGGCGCGTCCGCGTCCCTTGCCGGCTTGCTTGTAGTTGATGAGCTGGAGGATGTGCAGCATCTCCAACGCCTTGGCCGGGTCGAAGTTCGGAGTGTCGGGATTGTCGTCGAACCGCTGACGCAGCTCGGGCACTGTGCCTTCGCCGTTGCCGAGTTCCCATGCGGTCTCTTCGATTTGCTCTCTGAATGTGAGTGACATTTTGGGCTCCTTTGGTTTGGGAAAATCTAGTGTCGTTGAGGGGTGTTTTTGGTCTTTCCGGAGGGGCGAGCCGTAGTTTTTCCCACACCCGGACACACACGTAGTGTGTCCGGGGAGTGTGGGGAAAAACTAGACTCGATGGCTCAGTTTTTCCGGGAAAAACTCGGAAAAACTGGGAAAAACGGGAAAAACTAGATTTCGAGGTGGTTTTCGTCATCCAATTCACTCGCCTCCTCCCTGCTCATACGGTCCACATAGGCGTCGGATTTCGGGTCGTCTATCTGCCGGTACGGTCGGACGGATTTGAATATCGAACGATTGTTGCGTCCAGAGCGGTTCGAGACGAAACCCTCCTGCAGGAGCAGGCTCACGGCTTTGCTCATGACGGCGGTACGCGCTCCGGAACCGTCTTCCTTCAGTGCCTTGAACAGTTCGGACTGGTTCGGTTCTTCGAGTGAGTCCTCCAGCATGCGGCTGATGCGTTCCATCAGTCCGGTGGGTCGGAAGTCGTCGCGTTTCGCCTGTCGGTCTTCGCTGGGCATCATGTTGGGGCGTGCGATGGTGACGCGCATGAGTTTCGGGTCCGTGGAGTTGATTTCGATGCGTGCTGCTTCGCGCAGGTGCGAGCCGTTCGAATCCCAGCTGACGGCGCAATGCTCCTCGATCTCGCTGATGCGGTCCTTGCCTGATTTGATGACGATGGTGCCGCGCACGCCCTTGCCTACTGGTTTGGTCATGTCCACCGAGTAGCTGATGCCGTCGATGAGTGCGAGTTTCTGCATGCTGCCGCCGGCGTAGCGGCCCCGGTTGTCCTTGCTTTTGACGACGTGGTCGATGAGTACGACTGCTGGCCCACAGGCGCTGATGAGTCGTGGCATGGTGTTGTACCAGGCGGCGATGTCGTCACCGCTGTTGCTGTCGAGGCCGGCGTAGGCGAGGCAGCTGGTGACGCCGTCGATGATGGCCAGCGTGGCCGTGTCCGCGTAGTCGAGGGTTTCCTTCCAGCCGTCGAGGCTGGTGGGGCTGCTCGGCTTGGCGCTGGGCCGCACGTAGTGTAAATGCTGCACGATCTGTTCGCCGGTCACGCCGAGCAGCAGGAGACGCTTGACGACGTTTCTGGCGGAATCCTCATAGTCGATATAGATCACGTCATGTCCCTGTTTGAGTTCCTGGGCGGTGGCGATCTGGGCGAGCATGCTTTTGCCGCAGCCGGGTTCGCCGTGCAGGTCGTTGACCGCGCCCCTATAGAAGAGGCCTTGGCCGTCCTCTCGTTGGAACACGGTGGGCGTGGGCGGCAGTTCAATGCCGGAAGCGAGCTGGGTGAGGTCTTCGAACTGCCAGCTGGAGGAGGCGTTTTTACTTGCCTCGTGACTTTCCATTGAACCGTTTTGAACCGATGCGACGGGTGTTGAACTGGCTTGAACCGGCATTGTTCCAACGTTTTGAACTGCTTCCGGGTGACTTTCCTCCATTTGACTCGCAGCCGCGTTTTGGGTGAGTTCGTCGAACTCGCCGGGCGTCATGCGTTCGATTTTCGACTGCTCGCACGGATCCACATGCGATTGCACGCCGTTGACCTTCTCCATCGCGCCACTGAGAATGCTGGCCCATTCGCGTGCCGCCTCACGCTCCTTGCCTTGACGGTCGGGGGCCACCTCGGCGATGAACCGTGGCTTCAATTGGTTGATGGCGTCGAGCGCTCCACGATGGCCTTCCTGCGCGAAGTTAACCAACGCCCAGACGGCCTGCAGCGTGGTGTCATGCCTTGAGCCTTTGCTTGCCGGGTTGGCGAGCGTCTTGTTGAGGAACGTGTTGACCGCCTTGCACATGCGGTCGTCGTATCCCCTCGGATTAGAGGCGATTGGAGTGGTCGACGGGTTTGAATGTGTCAGGTTCGCCATGCTGTCGGGTTTGCGCAGGTAGTCCACCCACTTCCATGGCAGGGTCGCCAGATCCGAGATGTGGGGGAGTGTGCTGGCGAATGCGCCGCTTGGCGTGTACCAGCAGTACATTTCGCCGCTCGGGTGGATCGACGGCCAGACCACGGAATACCGGTGGCCGGGCTGCAGGATGTCGACGCCCTCGATGGCGCCGCCCTTCCACGCGAGCCCTTCGGGCACCTTGTAGAACAGGTGGCGTGCCGGGCTGTCGATGCCGTGCGCCGTGCTGCTCCACGTGGCCGGCAGCATGCCCAGTTCCTGCGAGAGTTCGCTGATGCCTTTCGCCCCGTCCGCCTTGACCTGATGGCCTTGTGCGGCGTCGATGTCCAACACGAGTACGCCTTCGGGGATGACGATTCCCGTGTTCGCGTTCGGGTTCGCCTGCGACCAGAGTCGTATCTGCTCGTCGGTGACGGGTTTGCGGCTGCGTCCCGTGAAACCGCTGGGCGGCGGCGTCTTGCGGCCTTCGGGCAGGGGGATGACCTGCATCCAGCCGGCCGCACGGTACAGGGGTGCGGCTGCCGCGTATCCGTAGATGTCGGTCATCCTTGAAACTCCTTTGACGTGATGTGAAAATGTGGTTGGTGCCGTGCACGCCTTTGCATGCGTGCCGGCCGCTTGGATACGGCAACGGCGGTCGGGACCGGTATCAGTTCCTGTCGGAGTCCTTGCTCTTGTGCCAGCCCTGGAGCACGAGCCTCACGCTCATGAGCTGCAGGCTTTCCGAGTCGACGTCACGGAAACCGCTGGTCGGAGGCGAGGGAATCCATGTCCTTCACCAGTTCGACCCATTGGTTTTGCAGGTGTTTCAGCAGTTCGTCCATTAGAATTCACCTGTTTCCGGCATCTGTTCGGAACCCCCGTGGTTCTGGGGTTGCGCCTGGTCGGTGATGGCGGTGACCGCTTCGACCGGCACGCCCAACAGGGCGGCGATCTCCTGCGGCGGCTTACCCATGGCCTTCAGCTGGTTGACCTTCATCGGATCCACCTGCGGCTGGCCGAGCTGTACCGGCTGAGCGGGTTGCGCCTGTGCCGGCGGGTTCCATGGGTCGATCGGAGCCGGCGCATATCCCTGATTCGGGGCCTGCATGGGCTGTTGTGGCGCGTACTGCTGCTGCGGGTATGCCGGCTGGGCTTGCTGCATGCCGGGCTGCTGGGGTTGGTTCATGGCGAGGTCGGCCGGCGACTGGTGTTCGATCACGTATTCGAACAGTTTCGGCGCGTTCATGCCGGGCTTCGCCTCGCCGAAACCGGTGAACGTGGCCGTGAAACGGTCGCCGGGGCGCACTTCTGCGGCCTTCCTCAGCCCGGCGTTGTGTAACGCCTGAAGCCATGCGCGGCGCTGGAGGCCGAAGCCCTTGATATATACGGTGCGCCGGCCGTCGTCGTCCTCCACCATCGGATCGGTGACGCCGGTGTTGATGGTGACGAGCACCTGCATCTGCGGCTGTCCGTCATCGAAGAACTTCGGCTGGCGGGACTTGAAATCGCGGATCTGGTTGGCGGTCACGTTCTCGATGATTCCGCTGATCGATGTGCCGGGCTGTTCGAATTTCGCGCTCTTGCTGCTCTGCGATTCGATGCTGGCAAGCATCTGCTCCGGGGTCATGGACACGGCCGGGCGTGCCGGCGGCTGACCATACCCCTGCTGATACCCCTGTTGGGGGTAACCCTGCTGCGGGTAGCCGTACTGTGGTTGTGGTTGTCCGAACATGATTGTTTTCCTTTCGTTACTTGGTGAATTGGTATTCGGGTTCGATTAGGGGGATGAGTCGGAGCCACTTGTCGGGCACATCCGGCCACGGCTTCTCGTCGAACTCGGGGAGCGCGCTCATGTCGGGCCAGACCCGGCCCTTGCAGGAGAAGCATTTGTCGGGTCCGGCCGCCGGCAGCTGTTTGATCCAGCTGTCGCGCACGTCGGGGCCTTCCGCCTGTTCCACGCAGTCCATGAGGTTGACGAGCAGTTGGGCGCGGCTCAACGCCCATTTGCCGGGCTCCGGGTCGAACCTTGTCTCCCAAGGCAAAGCGTCGCCCAAACTGGTCTTGTTGCTGGGCAGGAAGTAAATGCAGTTGCGTTCCACCCGTTCGCCCTCGTTCTGCAGGCCCATGCCGTAGAGCGACGCCTGTATCCGGTATTGTTGCGATGGGCCGTGGGCCTTGACCTTGGTGACGGTCGTGTTGCCGACGTTCTTCCAATCGATGGTGCTATGGGTTTTGCGATCCCAGAGGTCGATCGAACCGGTGACGTCGTAGCCGCCGTGCAGGCCCTGCAATCGGCCTACGGTGACGCGATATTCGCTGCGCCAGCGCTCCACGAGTTCGGTCACGTTGTCCTCACTCGTGTAGAGGAACCGGTGCGCAGGCTCCCTGTTCAGCTCGCGGAACATCTGCTCGAAGTGCGCGTGCACGCACGTGCCGATGAACGGCAGCCAGCCCGGGGAGCGACGCTCCGGCCAGCCCGCCAGTTTCGCCGCGAGGCAATGCACGCAATCCGTTCCCAGTTCGGATGGGCCTATCTCACGCTGCAGCTCACGCGGAGCGTTCTGGATATCCGCTTCGATGAGCTGGCGGATCTCCGGCCACAATCGTGGTTCCTCCATCGTGTCCGTCTTGGTTTTCGGCGTTGCCGGCGGCTTGTCCATATCGGGTGCCGACTGCGTCATGGGCGGCACGTCGACGGGTATCGCGTCACCCTGCTGTTGGGCTTGTGCTACGGCGAGAATGGCGTCATTCATGCTCATGGTTCTTCACCTCCTTCAAAAACTCGTTGATCTGTTTCCTAATGTCCGCCAACGCGGTTCTGCTGAGCCGTGTAATGGCCACCGCCTCGTCCGAATTGTCGAAGCGCAGCGTGTAGGTGCGGTCGCCGTCCTCCGCGATGGTTACCGGCATGCTGCCGAAGGCCATCGAATGCACGGGAAAACCGGTCTTGCCCTGCGCCTCCAGTTCGCGTATGGCCTTGTGGATGCGTCTGGCGACGGTGAGGCCCAGCTCGTCGAGCTGCTCGGAACGGATGACGTACAGGTCGTCGGTCAGCTCGTTGCCGTCCTCGTCACGCAGGTCGTAGTCGGCGATAACGCTTTCCACGATCTGGGCGATGCCCAGGCTGGACAGTTCCGCGCTCATGAGACCACCACCATAGGCTTGCCGCTCATCGCGTAATCGGCCACCGCGTCCGCCGACAGCAGCTTCTCCAACTGGCTGAGCGGCCGCGGCCTCAACTGGTAGGCTCCGGGATACTTGGTGGCCGGGTAGGCTTTTTCGAACGTGCCGGCGTTGATGCGGCGCGCGCCCGGCTTGACCTGCACCTTCAGGTTGCCGGCCTGGTAGGTGCCGACCGGATGCGAGTCGAGAATCAGGGATTTGAGATTGTCGACCTCCTCCTGACGGGACGCGATCTCGGCCTGCAGTTCGACGATGCGCGCCGCCTGCGCGGCGAACAATCCTTGGCGCAATTCCCCGTCCGGGTTCACGGCCTCTGTGTTTTCAATGGTTGATGGAGTCATTTGATGTGCCTTTCACGGTGATTTGGGCGTAGGTGGGATACCACGCCGTCTGATGCTTGGTCTGGTTCGTGTGCCGGTTGCAGCAGGTGACCGCCTCGTCCAGTCCGGTGGGCTTGCCGAGCGGCCCGCATGTCCTGCAACGCGGCATCCAGAGACGCCGGTCAGGCATCCTGCCTGTCCTTGGAGGTGAGGCGCAGTCCGGCGATGACCTCCGCCGAAGCGTCCGGGTTGCGCAGCAGCTTCGATATGGCCGCACCCTCCTTGACGGTCAGTTGGGCTACGGCGATGGCCGTCACGACGGCCGTATGCTGCTCGTTGGTGAGCATGATCTTGTCGGACAGCAACAGTTTGGTCGCCCGGTCGATGAACGTGCTGGCCGCGTTCGTGATGCCGTTCGCCGTCGGCACCAAAGCCGCCAGTTCGAAACTCAGATCCTCGTCCGATATCAGCGCCTGCTGCACCAGACGCGGCTCGTTGATAGGCTTGCTCATGATTGTTTCCTTTCCTTCGGCTCCCATTCGGGGAGCGGCTTGATTCGGATATAGAGATGTGGCTCGTACTCATGCCCGCAACACGTGTATGGGTCGCCGCTCTTGCGTTTCCGGTATTTGCTTTTGGCTCCGTACACCCATAGGTCGGGCATGCGCTTGGTGGCATGCGATTCGACGACCTGCGCGTCATCCACGTAGGCGACGCCGTTCAGCGAGTCCAAAACCAGCTTCAAAAGGTTGTCGAGATCCGGACGGCCGCGATGGCTCATCCAGAATTCGGCCTCCAACCTGACCGGGCACTGGTATGGTTTCGCCTGCGGGTATTTCAGACGGAATTCCGCGAACAGGCGTTCCTCCGCCCTGACGGTGCGTTTCGGTGTCATCGCGTGCCCGTTGTAGACGCGGGGACGCCCCTTCGGCACCGGGTCGCCCGGCAGACAGAGCGTGAACTCACTTGGCTGTTCCATCGCCACCCCACTTCAACAGGATTCCCACGAACACGAGCGGCAATACGACCGCCAATGCGAGCGAGCCGGTTATCATCCACTGCGGCGTACCCACCGGACTTGGGATGCGACTATGCGTGCCGGCGAAACCGACCAGCCAACCCTCGAAGAACGTGAGAGCCAGTAATACGGCCGATTTCTGCCCGTCCGTTAACCTCGGCCGGGGTCGGCGCATACGCTTCTTTTTGCGCAATGCTTCGATGCTCATTCCGCAACCTCCTTGCGCTTGCGTTGGATGTCACGCAGCAGGGTCAGCGACTGGCTGAGGATCATCGACGCATCGAACGCCAACTGGTTCTCACCCAGCTCGAACAGCGCGTGTTCGAGAGAGCCGGCCGCGTCATGCACGTCACTGGCCACATCGACGGCGTGCTGCCACTGATCGACCGGATGGAACAATCTTTCCTCCACGGTGTCCTTGTCCGGATCGCACACCGGACAATCACACTTGCCGGTTTCCGGCTGGCGCGTCTCCTCGTCCAACTCCTTCTCCAACTCAACCTCTCCTCCCTCAAGCAGCTGCTCCATGAGCTCCTTGAATGACATTCCCTTCGGGATCTCGACGCCGATGGCGTGGATTCCGGTAATCTTGTGTCCTGACATCACTTGTTTTCCTTTCAATGTGATTGGTGATGTTGGTGCCGGCGTGAACCTTGGACAGTGCGACGCCGGCACCTCTTTTCTCCCGGTTTCGAATCCGGGAAACCCTTATTCGCCGTAGACCAGCTCCCTGCGGCTTATCGCGCACCGCCGGTCCCGGTAGTCGATGACCTCCTGTGGATTCCAAACGAGCCTGCGGCCTACGCGTTTCGGCGCGGGCGGATACCGGCCTCCCCACTTGTCGTGGCACGACCACACGTAGAGACTGCCCTTCGAGACGCCGAGGAAGCTCGCCACCTTGGCGATCGGCCAGCCGTCAAGAGACGATTCGATTTGACTACCGGCCATCACGCACCCGCTTCCAGGTCAAGGGGAGTGCAGCCCAGATACTTCTGGATGAGGTACTGCTGGCCCTTGGGCGTGACCTTCGTCGTGAAGTTCAACGACACATGACCATCCGAATGGGCAATCGATGTTTCCTTGACCTCGAACAAACCCAGTTCCATGCTCTTCTGCGTCGGCATGTTCGGATTCCCGTTGCGCTTCATCAGGAAACCGTCCTCACGCAATTGCTTGAACAACCGGTTCTGGCCGGTCTTCACGCCGTTCTGTTTGAGGATCTTCGCCAATTCCCCAATCAGAATGCTCCGCTTCGACGTTGCGACAGCGTCAGCGAACAGCACCTTCGGCCTCTGGGCCTCAAGCTGCTTCTTCTGGTCTTCGATGGTTCTCTGCGCGATGAGCACCGCGCGAGCCATCGTCTCCTCCGGGGTTTCGCTCTGGGGAATGTAACCGCCGGTGCGACGGATTTGGGGTACGACCTCGTCGAACAGCCAATGCTCGAACTCGACCGCGCTGGGGAGCTTGCTGCTGGCGATGAGGCGGTACACGTCGCCTTCGGTGATGAACACGGCCTGTTGGGTGCGGCCGAGGCTGTCGGTGATGGGGTAGCGATTCGCGACCCCATCGATATGACGGCAGTGCTTCCTGATTGCGTCACGGGTGTTGCTGTATCCGAGTGCGGTGGCGACGTGCTTCGCGCAGAACAGCACCGTCCCGTTCTCGGCGGTCACCGTGGCGACCGGGTTGCCCCGAAACTCGAAGGGCTGTACATTGAATTCAGTCATTTTGGACCTTCTTTCAATCTGACATTCGCCGCCGCTCCAATCGGCGGCATTTTTTTGTGGCTAGAATCTGAGCCATGTGGAAATGGCTGGCGGACAACTGGATGGGATTGACGGCGTTGCTGCTGTCCTTCGACGCGGAACGACGCCTGTACCTCTCGACCGATTGGGGAGTAGAGAAGACGGATGGGGACGGGTGGATACTGCGCAACAACGGGTGGCTCACCGAACGAGACATTCGGGTGACGCCGACTGGCGGCGCTATCGTCGAATACCGTGGGGACTCCAAGCTCAAGCGCCATGAGTCCGGCACCGTCATCGTCGCGATGGTCGAGACCTCGAAATCGAGAGACATCCGCGTATCCTCGCGAAGAATCCTGTTCCGGCATTCCCGGATCCTGTCCCTATAGACCCCGGCCCGACATCCACGGGTTCGAGCCCACGGAGACAGAAATCGATGTCTTCCTTGTCGCAGACGACGAGTCCCGTGTATTCGACCCAGCATTTGCCGTCATCAAACACGCGAACCGTCATCGGGTGGCCGTCCAACCATCTGACACGATCCATGTCGATGCCGAGAATACGAATCAGCGCACGGGCCCTCTCACGTTCCGCGCCGCCAAGCCGGTAGGTCCTAACCATCACGCCACCGCCTTCGCGTTGTGCATTTCGGCTGCGAATCGTGCCGAGTTGATGATGTCGGCGGCGGTGATGCCGAGGGCTGTGGCGATGGCGTCGAGGTCATCAGTGGAAAAGGCTTTGAGGAATAGGAAGCGGTCGTAGAAGAATTTGCGGTCGCGCCCAGTTCGGCGGGCTAGTTCTGGGGTGGACACGCCCGAGCGCGCCGCCTCGGCCTTTACTGCCCTAATCAGTTCTATTGATGTTGCGGAGAGCTGTGTGTTTGTTTGCATGTTTTATAAAGTACCGTATCCGGTACGTACTGTCAACCCAAAACGGTACGAATTTTGCAAACGTACCGGAAAACGGTACAATCTTTCACATGAGCAAATATGAATCACTCTTCACGCAAAGAGTCATAGAGGTTATCGAAAATCGACGTCGTGACCGCAACATGACGATAGACGACCTTTGTGCAGCTACCGGTATCGGACGTAACAGCTACTACAACAAGATTCGTGGTGATCGCTGTTTCAACACCGAAGAGATTGACGCCATCGCGAGGGTACTTGGCTGCGATCCATTCCTTATCCTTGAAGAAGCGTCTGCAAAAGCTCAGATTGAATCTGACGCTCAGCTTGCAAAGAAAGCGTTTGCTCGTATGCAAACACTGGTGGCCAAGCCGGGCGACACCAAGGCCGAACAGGAAGCATACGAGGAGCTGCCGTGACGACAGACCTAGAGCAGGAAGCCAGGTGGTACGCGAAAAGAGTCATCATCACCCCGATGCAAACCGGGTACCAAGGACTCTACGACGCGAACACCGAGACCATCTACATAGCGGACGACCTCACCCCAACCCAATACCGGTGCGTACTGGCCCACGAAATCAGCCACGCCAAACACCGCGACAGGGGAGGCCACGCCGACCGCTACACGGAACAACGAGCGGATATAGAAGCCGCCCGAATGCTCATAAGCCAAGTGGAATACCAGACCGCCGAAAACATATACGACGGAGACGAAACCCTCATGGCAAAAGAGATGAACGTAATGCCTTGGATAATCCAGGCATACAAACAATGGCTGCACGACAACGTGGCCGCGTAAGGGGGCGCAATGGGCTGGATACTGTTCTTTTCCATAGGAATTCCACTGCTTTGCCTACCGGTATATATACTTATCGAAATGACAAAACCCAAAGAGGAAAGATGGGGGCGGTCTCAGCCAAATCAAGCAGTGAAGGGCTCCGGTTCGGGGTCGATGAAGAATCCGCCGATTCGCCCTTCTGCATTCGTCGGGCTGGAAACCACTCAGCATCCTGCCGACCCTCGAACCTTGAAACCAGTCCAAGGATTGACTGAATACGTACCGATATACAGCGGTGCCTTCCTCCCCGCCGAACACCAACTTGATTTGGTGACGATGGACGACGAAGGCAACACCAACCTGCAGCTCAACCTGTATAACGGCCAACTGGTGCTGGAAGCGCCGAATGGCTTATTGCCGAATAGATCTAGTGGGCAGGTTTACAAGCTCGGTATCTATACCGGTTCCATACGAGGATCCGCATACTATGAGGAGGCCGTGCTGAATGCAGATACGCGACCCTTAGCGAAGGCCGAATTAGTCAGAGAGCCCGGCAATAAATACGATAAGAATGCAGTGGCCATTCACGCATCTGGTGCTGGCTGTGTAGGTTACGTCAACAAGCAGAACGCCGCTCGATTATCAAAGCATCTTGGTGTCGGAGAGGAATATATGGCGATATTCACAAGCGGCTGTAAACGCGGCGATGATTCCGTGCCTGTCTCGGTGTTGATTGCACCAACGGCAACCATGATGTCGATATTCCGCAACAGCGGGATACCTTTACCAAGTAATGGAATAACCCAATAAAAGAATTGCCCTGTTGGCGTTGCAGCGCCAACAGGGCGGTTGAAGAATCCAGCTAGTTCAAGAAAGGAGGATGCTTCGCCTACCTATCATAGCCGATAGGCCTGGCGGAGCTATACCCGAAATGTCAGAAGAACGCGAGTGTGCTGCCGAAGTAGTTTCCGCGCTCCTGCGGGGTAAACTCCAGGGACAGCAGATGGTATTCCGGGTCGTCGGGATCCGGCCCCTCGTCCATGAATCCGAATCGTGTGAACAGGTCCATGCTGGGCTTGTTGCGCGGATCCACCTGGGTGAGCACGAGTGGCGTGCGGTTGAAACGCCAGGCATCGTCACGCAGGCGCACGATAACCGAGGAGAGCAGAGTGTCTCCGAGATGTGTGCCACGCACCTTCAAAGCGGTGGCGATATACGAGATCTGGTAGACGCCCTCATGCTCATCGGTCGTTTCCACGGCTACGCCGTATTCGCAGAAGCCGACCACGTCATCATGCAGGGGAATATCTCCGGATACGACAAGAAGCGTGCGCATGATCCCCTTCGGGGTCTTGCGCACGCTGAGGTCACGTATGTAGCGTTGCGGGTCCATCGCCCATTCGGGGCCTCCAGGTTCACAGCACAGGAACTGCCTGAGGGCCGTCTGATGGTCTCTGGAGCATTCGCGCTCAATGACGAGCTTCAGACCCATCGATGGTTTCCTTCCGGGCCTTTGCCCTGCGTTCCATGTAATGGCGGGCGCTGCGGGTCAGCTTCATCCATTTCTCGTCCACGGCGTTGCGTGGCTTGCCGTCCTCGGGCGGCACGTATGCCGGAATCGGCTTCACGCCGGTATCGGTCATGGTCATGGCCGTCTCCTTTCCGATTTTGGCGTAAAGAGAATATTCTATTAATTTCCCTGTTATCCGTCAAATCTCATTAAAACACATTAATACCAGTTAAAACACGTTAAAACCGAAAACAAGTATGAGCGAGTGAAAAAATCATGGCGAACATCACCAGATACAGGACGGCCAAAGGCGAAAACAGGTATCGAGTCCGCTATCGGAAACCCGACGGCACGCAAACCGACAAGAGGGGCTTCCGCCGCAAGATTGACGCGGAGACGTGGGCTGCGGAACACGTCACCATAGCCAAGGCCACCGGCAGCTACATCGACCCGGAAGGCGGCAAACAACGCATAGGCACGCTGCATGACCAGTGGATTGCCGAAAAGAAGCCGTTTTGGAAGGCGACTTCGGGTTCCAACATGGACAGCGCATGGAAATGCCACTGCGAGGCCAAATGGGCAGAACGGCAGATAGGCAGCATCACACACGCCGAAGTCCAGGCATGGGTCGGAAGCATAATCGATAAGTCCGGCGCACCATCCGTCAGCCGCCCATACCAGATCATGCAGGGCATATGCAGCATGGCTGTGCGGGACAAGCTCATCTCCTCCAACCCGTGCGACGGCATCGAACTGCCGAGACTCCCCAAACGCAAGGATCGCCGCATCTACCTGACCATTACCAGACTGCTGGCACTCGCCAACGAAGCGTCGAACTGCCGGAAGCTGGGAGAGGAGCGCCGGGCGCTCATACTGCTATTGGGCTTCTGCGGGCTGAGATGGGGCGAAGCGGCCGGATTACAAAGACGCGATCTCGACTTCGACGCCGGCATACTGCACGTGCGCCGCAACCTCGTATACGTCAACGCCAAATGGGCCGAGGGCACCCCGAAGAACCACGAACGCCGTGACGTGCCCATGCCCCGCATAGTCATGGACGCGCTCAAACCGATATGCGAGCAACGCGAACACGAGGAGCGCGTGTTCCGTGACGTGCGTGGAGGCCCTATCCGCAAGCAGAGCCTCGCCCGCGAGACGGGATGGTGGACGCACACGCTCACCCGTCTGGGCTGGAAGCGGGACGATTGGCCGGTGCCTCACGACCTGCGTCACACCGCCGCCTCGTTGGCCGTGCACGCCGGGGCGAACGTCAAGGCGCTGCAGCGGATGCTCGGACATAAGAACGCCTCGATGACGTTGGATGTGTACGCCGATTTGTTTGATTCCGATTTGATGGATGTTGCCCGTATGCTCGATGCCGCCGTGCAGGTGGAGACGGGCGTGGAAGAATGTGGGCAAAATGTGGGCAAAAACGTTTTGAAGCCCGTCTGA